TACGTTACCTATACCGGCACCTATTACGCATTTTGCAGATGATGCGGATGGAATGGATTTACCTGAAATGACTATTGCTGAAATGGTAATGGGTACTAACGGTGATGCTGTTACTTGGACTATTGCCGTACCAATTGAATTAACATTAAACTTAATTCCTAATACGTTAAGTCACTTAACCATGAATATAATTTTTGAGGCGAACCGCGCTGAAAAAGGTAAACTTCCGGCGCGTGATGAAATAACGATTATTAGAATAGCGCCTGATCTTTCAACACTTACTTTAACTGGTGGTAAAATCATTAGCGGAACGCCGGCAACATCAATGGCTTCTTCTGGTAGACTTAAAACCGCATCGTATAAATTACGTTTTGCAAAAATGTTATACACTCCTTCACCGGATTCAGTGCTTAATATTTAATAGTTTGATCACTAGATAGGCAATCATGAGCCGAAAGAGACGCACCGGTCTTTTCTAGTGATCAATTCAATCGGTGCGACATTTGAAGGTGTATTATGTCAACTCAACCAGCCCCACAAATCAAACCATTAGAAGTTACAATAAAATCAATTGATGATGGTGAAAAAGTATTTCGTATTTCTCGTGTACCTGCTACACAAGGCCGAGAAATCTTTACTCAGTACATGCCAACCGCCATGCCTAAAATCGGTGATTACAAATCAAATGAAAAATTAATGAAAATGTTAATGTGTTTCGTTGATGTAAAAGCGCCTGATGGTTCTTGGATCCGATTAGATAACGAAGTTATTTTAAATTCTCATGTTACTGATTGGGAAATGCTCGTAAAAATAGAGCTTGAAATGGTGAAATATAATACAAATTTTTTCAGTCCCGAAAAGCTATCAAGCGCATTGAGCAAATTCAATCAGACGCTCCCAGATCGAATTATGTCAATATTGAACCGCTTATCGGGGCAATTATCAGCGAAAAGCAAGCGTCCTTAATAGAGCTTAGGACTATTTATGATTATGAAGATGCGCTTGATATGTATGAGTGCATCATGATCCCCAAAATCAACGAGCATTTAGCTATGGAATACCAAAAAAATAAGGCTGGAAAATGAGTTTATTAACCACCTTCGGCATTCTGTTTGAAACGGACGCCGAAAAAGCAAAGCGTGAAATTGATGATGTTGATAAGAGTTTATCTAACACTGAAAAAACCGCTAATGATACCGCTGATTCAATGGATGATCTCGGCGGTGCTGTTGATGAAAGCGCAACTAGTTTTCTTGGTCTTTCTGAAGGCTTGGTTTCTGTCGCTGCTGGCTTGGTTGTTGTTACCGGTTTATTTGCCGGTATAACTTCACAAGCTTTAGCAACGGATGAAATAGGGAAGTTTGCCGAGGTTACCGGACATTCAATTGAAGAAATTGGCGCATGGGGTGAAGCAGTCAAGAGATCAGGCGGTGATGCCGCCGCTTTTCGCGGAACCCTTGCAAGTTTAACCGACCAGTTAACCGATATTACATTAACTGGTGGCGGTGAGGCTTCAGAAATATTTGCTCGCCTTGGCGTTGATGCCGTTGGCGCTGGCGGAAAAATAAAAAGCGCTTTTGAAATATTACCGGAGCTAGCCGATTCATTCCAAAGATTAAGTAAAACAGAATCTTTCGCGTTCGGTAAAAAACTCGGTTTAGATCAAGGCACAATATTATTATTACAACAAGGCCGCGTTGCAGTTGAAGAACTTGTTTTAAAACAAAAACAATTAGGCGTTGCCACCAAAGAAGATGCCGCCGCCGCTGCTGAATTCAACGATGCTTTAGCTGATAGTCAACAATCGTTTGCAAATTTATTCACTACCGCCGGAACAACAATTTTACCTTTGCTAACGTCAATGATGCAGGGGTTTGATGCGATCATTGGATGGATTAAAGAAAATGAAACATTAGTTACAGGGTTTTTTATTGCCGTTGGTGCCGTTATTGCTACAACTTACTTACCTGTCATTCTTTCAGCCGGTGCCGCCACTTTGGTTGCCATGGCTCCATTTTTATTAATTGGTGCCGCTGTTGCTGCTGTTGGTGTGGCGTTCGCTTTACTATATGAAGATGTGGTTGCTTTTATCGGCGGTCAAGAATCATTTATTGGCGATCTAGCTAAAAAATATCAATGGTTTGGTGATATTGTCAACGGTGTTATTGATGGCATTAAAGGTGGGTTTGAAACATTATCAGATCTTTTTGAAGGTGCTATGTCATTCTTTGGGTTCGGTGATGATGAAATAAGCGCTAACCTAGATAAGGCTATAAAAGTTACTGGCGCAATTGATAACAACCCTTTAAACGGTCAAACAAGCGCTTCAATTGTAAATAGTCAGCAATCATCAAGCAGAGTTAATAATGTCACTGTTGGCGGCTCTACAATTAACACACAAGCAACTGATGCCGCTGGCGTTGCTTCGGCTGTCGGTGACAACCTAAATAATCAAGTGTCAATGGCAATACAACAATTCGATGATGCAGAGGCTTATTAATGGACGTTACAGCAATATTAAATGAAGCCGGTGAACAGCTTTTCCCTACCGCTAAATTATTAAAAGCTTCGGTTGCTCCAAGCAATTCATTTGCTCAACATCCTGTTGAAGATGGGACGGTTGTTTCTGATAATAAAATCATTAATCAGGTTAGGATCTCAATACCAATGATCCTAGACTCTAATGATTACAAAGATGTTTACAAGGCCATTCAAGACGCAAGCAATAACACCACCATGCTTAGCATTCAAACCAGAGTGTCAACGTTTAATAAAATGTATATCGAAAGTTACCCAAGCGAAGAAAGCGCGGCTATGTTCGATACTGTTTCAATGACAGTTAGTTTTATTGAACAAATAACGGGAACAATAGTAATAAAAAAACTTGCTTCTCCCGATGTTTCAAATGATTCAGATGTTGACACTGAAAACCGTGGTGAGCAATTACCGAAAGCAGACAAGAAAACTAACTTACAAAAAATAGCGGGGTTTTTTGGATAATGGAATTAATAACTTTGCAAAAAATACCAAATCAAGAGGTGATCGTTACCCTTGATGATTCACGGTATAAAATACAAATAAAATCAGCTAACGGTTTTATGACCTATGGCATTGAACGTGATGGAGTGGTGATCATTGAAAACGGCAACCGTATTGTTAATGGTGCGCCTCTTCTCCCTTATAAATATATGGAAGCAGGAAATTTTATTTTAGATGTTCCTGATAGCGAGCTACCAGATTATACAAAATTCGGCGCAACTCAGTTTTTAACTTATGCATCACAAGAAGAACTTGAGGCGGTAAGATGATTGATCCGCGTGTCGTTAGGCTTGGCATTCAAGTTGGTGACAATATTAAATTTTACGAAGGGCTTTCAATAAAGGCTAAAGGCGTTAAATTTACATCACCTAATCAAGGCCAATGCACAATAACAATACTTAATTTAAACCAAGAAACACGCGATTATTTAATGAGGGTTGCGAATCCATTCAATACCAGCAACGAAAGAAAAAGCGTAATTTTAGAGGTTGGCCGAGAATCTACCGGTACAAGTGTTTTATATGTTGGTGATATATTCAGGGTTTACCCAACTGAAAAACCTGATCTTGGTTTAGAATTAAAATGTATTACCGGTAACTTTAACAAAGGTAAATTAGTTTCAAGAAGCGGCCAAGAGCTTTCATCACTTTCAAGCATTGCTAGTGGTGTTGCCAAGGATAACGATCTAGGTTTGTCATTTGAAGTGCCTGATCGTAACATTGCTAATTATTCTTTTACCGGTTCAGCTAATGCACAAATAACTAAACTAGCTGAATTATCAGATTCAGATGTTTATGTTGATAACTCTATTTTGTACGTTAAACCGGCTGGAAAACCAAAAACAGGCGCAACGGTTAGAGTATTAAATAAATCAACCGGTATGATTGGCGTTCCTAAAGGTACTGAAAACGGGGTAAAGGTTTCAATGTTATTTGATTCAACTTCTCAGATAGGATCACAGATAAATTTAACCAGTGAAATTAATCCCGTCCTTGATGGTGATTACAGTATTTATAAATTAGAATTTGACATAACAAGCCGTGACGGAGCATTTTATTTACACGCTGAGGCAAACAGAATATGAAATCTAAATCAAGAAATAATAATGATGATGATTTATTAACTGGCGCTTTCAATGTCATGTTTAATCACATTAATAAAAAAATGCAAAACAGCTTACCGGTAAAGGTGACCAAAGTTTCTAGTGATCGAAAATTTGTAAATGTTCAGCCACAAATATTAGTTGTTGATGCTGATGGCGGAACAATAATAAGAGGTGAGATAAAAGGCATTCCCGTTGTTACTTCTGGGGCAGGTAACTTCTTGATATCGTTCAATATTTCAGTTGGCGATCTTGGGTGGATAGAAACGAGCGATCGAGATATTAGCCTATTCAAACAGTCTTATGATCAGTCAAAGCCAAACACTAAACGGATGCATAATTTTTCGGATTCTCGCTTTGTTCCTGATGTTATGAAAGGCTTTACCATTGCCGCTGAAGATGCCGGCGCTTTGGTCATTCAAAACAAAGCCGGAAACATTAAGATCGCACTTGATGAAGATGAAATAAGAATAAAGAAAGATGATATTACGCTTGTTTTAAGTGGCGGTTCTGTAACTGGTGTTGCTCCGGACGGGTTTGATTTAAACGGCTTTACTATTGATGCAAGTGGCGCGGCAGAAAGTCCCGTTTCATTAACATCACCAAGCGCCGTTATTAATGGTAAAGAATTAGCAGATCATACACACGCAGGTTCACCAACAGCGCCAACCGGTGCAATATCTCCAACGGGAGCTAACACTTAATGAAAACAATACTAGTTGATGGTAATGGCGATAGAGTCACTAAAAACGGGTTGTTCGTTTATTTATTTGATATTGAAGCAGTACAACAAACTTGTGAACAAGCAGTTCAGCAACAATTAAAAGAACTTCAGTATGATCAAACAAAGGGTATTGAGTATTTTAATAATGTATTTGCCGGAACGCCTAACTTTCAGCTTTTTGAATCTCAAGCAAGAAATCAAATATTAAATATTGAGGGGGTTACCGGTATATCTTCTTTCACTTACGAGCAAGTTGATAATACGTTATCATATACGGCAACTATTAAAACTATTTACGGCAACGGTGAAATAAATGGCAGCGTATAATTACATAAATGCTCAGGGTGTAATTATACCTGATACATCAACTATAAAAGATGAAGTTGAAGCAGAATATAAAGAGGTTTACGGGGATGATTTTATTATTGATTCATCAACCGAACAAGGCCGACAAATTGACGCAGAAATAACTTCACGAATGTCAGTTGTTAGAAATAACGCCTTGTTAGCAAATCAAATCAACCCTAATTTAGCAGAGCAAAACTTTCTTGATGCTATTTATGCTTTAGCAAATGGACAAAGGGACGGAGCCGAGCGATCAACCGTTACTTGTACCGTTACAGGTATTCAAGGTGCAATAATTCCAGTCGGTAGCAGGGTTCAAGATATTAACCGTGAAGAGTGGGAGGCAACTATTGCCATCGTGATCCCTGCTTCAGGAACTATAGATTCTAGTTTTATAAGCATTAATTTTGGCGCTATTTTTGCTGGTGTTGGTGAGGTTAATACTATTATTGATGGTGTTCTAGGTTGGGAAACCGTGACCAACGCCGCTAATGCTGTTACCGGTAAGTTAGAGCAAAACGATATTTCAACAAGAAGACAAAGAAAAATAGAATTAGGTGGTAATGCCATCAATAACACTCTTGCAATAGTTACGGCCATTAGCGCATTAGAAAACGTTAACAGTTTAACGTTTAGAGAGAACATATCAGCATCACAACTTATTATTGATGGCGTTGATATGAAACCTAAATCAACTTATATTTGTGTTGATGGCGGCATTAATCAAGAAATTGCAGATGAATATTACAGGGTAAGAAGTGGAGCAAGTGATTTTAACGGTGATACTTTAGTTACAGTTACAGATGAAACTTCACTTCAAGAAATACCGGTAAGGTTTGATCGTCCTGATGATAAACCGAAACTAGTAATTGTTACCGTCAAAGTTGGGACTGGAATAGATCCGGTTAGTAATGTTAAAAGTGCTGTTGTAAACTATGCTAACGGGCTGGTTGATGGTGAACAAGGTTTTGTTGTTGGTGGTAATGTATCAGCGTTTGAAATTGCGGCGGCTGTTAATGCACAGATTGCAGATGTATTCGTTTCTAAATGCCAGATTGCAGAAAATGACGGTTCACCAATTTTTACAACCGACACCATAACAACACAGATATTTGAAAAGGCATCCATTACAGAGGATGATGTTACAGTGGTGCAGTTATGACCTATAAATGCGAATTAGACTTATCATCTGCTATAGATTGGCAACGCGGAAGCGCGGAAAAGCTAAATAAATTAATTGAGTTAAAGCAATCTTGGTATGCTGAAAATTATTGTGATTTTTGGAATGATTGGGTTAAAGATGTTTTTGATTTAAGAACGGCTAATGAATTTGGTTTATCGGTTTGGTCTATCATTTTGGATTTACCATTGTTTGATCAATCTAAAAAGTCTAGGCCTGATTACCCTGCAATTTACTTCGGCCAATTCAAGAAGAATTTTAGCAATAGTAATTTTGGTCAAAACGCATCGACTGTAAACGATTTAACAATTGACCAAAAAAGAATAATGTTACAGTTGAAAGCATTCATTATGCACATGAGATCTTCAACTTATGAAATAAATATAAAAATGACTGAGTTATTTGGATTTAGGGCTGTTTATGTTCTTGATAATTTAGACATGAGTTACACGTATATAATTAATGACCCTGAAATAAGGTCATTAATCAGCGTTATACAAGATTACGATTTACTACCTAGACCAAATAGCGTTAGTGTTGATGTAGTTATAGGATCAAATTCTACACCGTATTTATTCGGAAACTCTAGGGATAATTTCGGAAATGGCAACTTTCACATAGGAATAAAATAAAATGGCTAAACGATTTATAACACCATTCGCTGAAGCTGGGGATCGTGCAGCAATGCCAGATACACCGGTTGGAACAGATTCTAATTATCAAACTGGCTACCCTTCCCAATACGAAGAAGATCCAGTTGTTAACCCTGCTACTGCAAAATTTGTGGAACGAGATAAAAGCAATCAACTTTATAATGATATAACGGCGAACATAAAAGAATGGCAAGAACATACTTACCCAGCTTTTATAGCTTCAGCCGTTAATGGTGGCGTTCCTTTTTCTTATAAAAAGAATTCAATCGTTACATATTTAGGTATTGATTATGCGTCCAGTGTCGATGCTAATACCGATGTTCCGCCTTCTAGTAAATGGGAGGTATACACCACTTCGTTAATAAATAACCTGTCTCAAACTTATGAATTTGCAACAGTGGCGTTATTTAAAGTAAGTACAATTGAATTTCCTGATGGTAAAAAAATACACTTGCAGGATAGGAACGCCAATTTTACAAAAATAACAGGTACGGGAACAGCCGACACATTTAGTATTATTGCCAGTACATCAATAAATCAGAGCGTTAGTATAGTTCCAACTTCGTCAATGAGTATTGATGTGTTTGGCGCTATTGGTGATGGCGTTGCGAATGAAACCACTCTTTTTGCTGTTGCTGATACTTACACTGAAACAACCTTTGATTTACTTGGTAAAACTTATGCTGTTGATGCGTTACCCAGTGGTAATTATATTAATGGTGAATTTATCATTGGCGTTATTAGATATCAAAAACCATTAAATGATTCACATGAGTATGCAAAAGCTCAATTTAATTTAAAAAGAGATTATAGCGATACACGCTTTGTTGCTGAAATGGTGCCGGCGTTAGAAAATGGAACTGTAATTTTAGGTGATTCAATCGCGCATGGTGCTTACCAAGGCGCGTTATATGATAACGGTTGGGTTAATTTACTCAAGCGAATGATCAACGCAGAGAATGATCATTCGGTAAATGGTAGTTATGGCCTTATACCTTTGTTAAGTTGGAATATTGCACCGTTAAATAACACTGTTGATTTAGCGTCTATAGCGTTCATAAATAGCCCTGTCTCAGTTTTTACAATAGAAGGTGAGCAACTATTAAACGCCTTGGCTTTTGAGATAACAACAACGGCCACCGTAAAATCTACCCTTCCAACCTTTCAATCTACTGTTAGGGTTTGGTATGTTCAGCACACAGGCGGCGGAACTTTAGAGGTGTTTGTTAATGGTGTATCTGTTGCCACGCAAGACACTTCAGGCGCGCTAGATTTAGCGGCTAATATAACTGTAACAATGTCTGATGATGGCTTTGGTGAGCATGTTATTGAGGTTAAAGCGAGCGCTGGCACTGTAACGTTTACCGGTTTTGGTTACGAAAACGCCACAAACGTAGTAAATAATT